GCAAAGTATTAGTTAAGGTAGTCCAGACCGCTGCAGATACATTACTGTTGACGGTTCAATCTCAATCAGGGGTTGCAGCAGAAGATTTCACTGTTGATATGGCTCAGAATGCAGAAGTTATGTTTGTATTTGAGACAGAGAATTTTGAGATTATGTCAGGCACTGACAGAGGAAAAGTCTATATTGATTTTGAGACTTCATTCACTGGCACAATTGAAATCTACAACTTACCAAAATAAGAAATTTGATAATGACCCTCAAAGGTACGCTTTGTACCGATGAGGGTAAAAATAGGAAGGGAGGGTTTTGATGGCAAAAGGTGGTATTCATTATTTCATCAGCATAGATGGTAATAAGAAATTTATGATTGATGAACCGAACCACGTTAAACGTATGCAGGAAAACCCAGAATATAGAGAGGTAACAAAGACAAAATGGTTAGGAGGCAAGAAGAATGGCGGAAATAACAGTACAGGAAATAACGTATAAGGGTTTGGTAATGACTTATGAGGAACCAGAAACAGTAAACTTTTTCTACAACACGGGGAGTTGTTTTGTGTTTGTAAGAAACACGAGTGCGAGTGCAATTACAGTTGGTGTATCGGTTGAAAACGAATGTAAATATGGATTTATACACCCTTTGTACAGAACGGTTGAAGCAAGTGAACAATGTATCATCCTTCTTTCCCCAGGACGATTTAATAATTCAGAAGGCAAAACCACTTTCACGTGTTCAGCGGTAACAGACATAGAAGTAGCAGTAGGAAAGGTGGTAGAATAAGATGGCATTATTTAGCAAAGAGAAGGAAGTACAACGAGTTATTGGTATTGATATATCGACTGCTGGAGCACAGTACCCAGTAGATTTCAGTGTCTCTTGGGGTGCTGGAGCGAGATTCGTAGTAATGAAATCAGAGACAGGACTTGGCACAATTGATGCAGGGTTAACACCAGCAAATGTTGCATCAGCAAGAGCCAATGGGTTGCTTGTCGGATTCTATCATTATTGCAAACCATCTGATAATGGAACATCAACAACTTCTGCAGAGACTGAGGCAGACCATTTTATAGACAATTTGACCACAGCACTTGGCGGTGACTATGGCGATTTATATCTGGCTTGTGACTTTGAGGATACTGCAGCAGTATGGGCAAGTAATGATGAAGCCTATGATTACATTGAAGCATTCAATAACAGGGTTATCTCTAGAACAGGTAAGCGTTGTCTGCTGTACACAGCATATTATGTTGTGGATGATATCACAGGTTCCACTCCAGGAAACGAATTGATTCATTCAACAAAGGGTGCAATCAAGAATATTATGCCATTATGGCTTGCAGCAAATGATGGTTCTGCAGATTATAACTTCACCGCATTTGGTGGTTATGATACAGTAGGATTTTCCGGTTGGCAGTTCTCATCTGATGGTAACGGTCGTGGAGCAGAATTCGGTGTTTCATCTTCAGATATTGACCTTGATTTGGTTGGTGATGATGGAATCGGTATGTTGAGTGTACCGCACAAGACATATGGTCTCACAGCTACTGCTTCGGATGGAGAGGTAGAACTTAATTGGGAAAAGAGTTTTCACGAGGATATTGTTTCATATAATATTTACAAAGACGGAACACTTTTAGACACGGTTACACACCCAGTGACGACATATACAGCAACGGATTTAACCAACAATAAAGAGCACGAATGGCAAGTCGCAGCAGTAGATGCATACGACGAAGGTGAGAAATCAGACGTAGTAATTCTTGCAGCATATGATGGTTCAGTCATAGCACCATCAGGCGGTGACGGTAGCGGTACACTTGTGTTCACTGCAGCAAGTCCAGATGGAGATTTCTTTGAGAACTATGATGGAAGAACAATGGTCGTTGTTGCCAACGGAACAGCGTCTGAAGTTACAATTACGGTAAACAGTTTTGGTCTGTGTAATTTCGGCTATGATGACGACGAAGAAATCGCACTTCCAGCTTGGGGCAAGATATGGATTGGTATTTTTGATAAGAAACGATTCAATAATAATCTTGGGGTTATAGAACTCAATTATTCAGATGCAACGAGCGTCGTTGTTGCTTCAGTTAAGGTCTAGGGGGTGATTTGATGGCTGTTGTATATGCGACTGCAGCAGATGTTGCAGCATTTATGGGTATTACTGAGGGTGAATTACCCAGCAATATCGCCAAGCTTATCACAGACGCACAAGATTTGATTGATTATATTACCTTTAATCGCCTAGAATTATATATCGTTGACGATGTAATTGATGACGAGGACTTGGTTGACCCAGTCAAATTTGCTACGTGTGCACAAGTAGAATATTGGATTAACACTAGTGATTCAAGCGATATTACTGGAGCACCAATTAGTTCATACTCTATAGGAACACTGAAGGTTCAATTTGGTGGCGCTTCTGGCGGTACTGGTAGCATAGGTGGTAGCGGATTGGTTGCCCCACGTGTCAACCGTTATTTGAGCCATACAGGACTTATGTACAGAGGAATCTATGATTCAAGCGGTCTTAGAGTTAATGATATGAGTAGAACATTCTTCGATAAATATAGGAGGTGGTAGGATGATTAAATATCCGATACCGCAATTCCTTCTTAACAATTCTGTTACGGTAACTCCGTGTACTGGTAGTTCTGCTTATGGACCAGTTTATGGAACCGCATTTACCGCAAAATGCAGATTTGAACCGACAGATGAGTTGAAAGTTGATGCAGATGGTCGTGAATTAAAGACCAAGGGCAGATTATTCTTCAATATTGGGGAGAATGTCACACCTGAGAGCAAAGTTTTGTTTGACGGAACAACTTATCGAGTGATTACGGTTAAAACCCACCCAGAATCACATCTGGAGGTGTATATAGCGTAATGAGAGTACAATTTGAATGGAATGGCGACAGAATATTGAGAGAACTCAACGAGAGAAAAGCAAGAGTCATTAGAGACGCAGCAGAAGCACTCCTTGAGGAATCAAAACAGACTGTGCCGCACGATGAGGGTGTATTGGAAAATAGTGGTCACGTTTCATCCGATGAGGATAAGGCAAATGTATATTACGATACACCATATGCCGTCCGTCTGCACGAACATCCAGAATACAACTTCCAAGGTAAAGGGGAGGGTAAGTGGCTTCAGAAAGCATTGAACCGTATGGCTCCTGAATTGATAAAATATATTAAGAGGGGGTTAAGATTATGATACTAGAACAACAGATTGCAGAATATCTTGAAGCACAAGGACTAGGAACTTTTGATGAGAATGGTATAACAGGAGATATTTTCCTGATGGCAATGCCTACAACCCCTGATAGCTGTATCACAATTTATCCAAGAGGTGGGTTGCAATCTGATGACAAATTGGGTTATGATTCACCATCAGTCCAGATAATAGTCAGGGGAACAGAAAATCCTTCTGCAGCAGCAATATTGGCAGAAACGATTTACGATACATTGCACGGTTTCCACCACGACAGATTTGTTGCCGTTGGCGGTTACTATATAGTCAATTGTATCGGTGAGCAATCAGCACCGACGCATATAGGAGTAGACGAAAATAGAAGACACGAATTCAGTTTAAATTTTCAGCTGGACATCAAAAAGGAGGAATAACGAATGGGAATTACAAAAGTATTAGCTAGGGAATGGGTTGTATCAATTAACACAGGAACTTATGTTGCACCCGTCTGGAAAGAAATCAAGGGATTGAATACTTTGACGTTCTCCAGCGGTAAGAATGACGCAGACACTACAGATTTCAACAGCGAAGGCTACGAAGAGCACATTGTGGCTTCAAGAAACGCTGAATTATCAATTGAAGGACTTTATATGGAAGACCCTTCAGATGGTACGAGAGACCCAGGACAAGAGGCAGTAGAAGCACTTGCTGAGTTGATGGGTAATGATTCACTTGGTGATTTTAAATTAATTTCTCCAGGAGGGGCAGGTAAAAGATTTTATGCTTCTGCAGAAATTGGGGATGTTGGTGGCGGTAATGACGACGCTACATCTTGGTCAGCAACACTAAAACGTTCTGGATACTCAGTTATCATATAATCACAAATAAGGAGGACACTATATGAGTAAGCACACAAATTTCGATAATTTCTTCAAGGAACAGAGGGCAGAGCAAATAAGTTTTACAATGTTTGGTGAGGACTACTTTTTACCATCATCAATGCCTGCAGCATTTATGGTAGAACTATTACGTGGTCAAAAGGATGATGAGTTATCCGTAGAATCAGTTTTTAGGATGATGTCGACATTGCTTGGAAATAAAAATTTTGACAGGCTTGTTGACAACGGATTAACGGTTGACCAGATGGAGCATATCATAGAATGGGTTGCTGAACAATATGGTGCCACTCCGAATAAAGGAAACGAAGAAGGAAATTTTACACAGGAGAAGTAGTGGACGTAATAGGTGATTGGGGTATAATTGAGGCAGACTTTTTGAGGGAATACCGAATCGATTTGTCTGCCGATATTCACTCAATGACTTGGAGACGATTCTCTGTCCTTCTCAACCACTTATCAGTTGACAGTTTGTTACGCAATATAATTGAGCAACGTAAAAAAGGTGAAGTACCTATTGAAGTTGATGTAATTAAATCGAACAAGATAATTAACAATTGGTAGCACACCCAACATAAAGGGTGTGCTTTTTCATTGCATATGGGGTATAATTAAATAGGAAGGAGTTGAACAATATGGCATTATCAGTAGGTAGTTTATTTGCTACATTGGGGATAAGAACTAGTGGTTTTGACAGAGGACTTAATAATGCTGAAGGCAGATTCAATGGTCTTGCGAAGAAGATGAAGGGAATCGGAGCCAAAATGACAATCGGTGTCTCTGCACCGCTTGCAGCATTGGGAGCAAAATCATTTGGTATGGCTGCAGATATGACAGAATCAATAAATAAAGTGGATACGGTGTTTCAGGATAATGCAGAAACCGTTCACGATTGGGCGAGCACAACATTGAATAGTATTGGTATAGCAAAAGGTGAGGCAATGGAAATGGCTTCTCTGTTTGGTGATATGGGTACATCAATGGGACAATCAACAGCTGAAGCGACAGATATGTCAACAGAACTTGTTAATCTTGCAGGAGATTTGTCATCATTTAAAAACATATCAGCAGAAAGGGCACAGTCAGCGTTGACAGGCATATACACAGGTGAGACAGAAGCATTGAAGGGATTAGGTATCATAATGACACAGGCAAATCTGAAAGCATTTGCTATGTCAAAAGGGATACAGAAGAACTTTGAGGATATGACTGAAGCAGAGAAAGTGCAGTTAAGATATCAATATGTAATGGAGAAAACCGCCAATGCACAAGGTGATTTCGCTAGGACATCAGATAGTGCTTCAAATCAGTTAAGACAGATGAAAGGGGCACTTAGTGAAGCAGGAGCAGAGTTGGGAATGGCACTCATACCATTACTCGTTCCATTCATCCAGAAGTTAACTGAAATAGTAAAATGGTTCGGTAGTTTGAGTGATGGGACAAAGAAATGGGTTGTCGGTATCGGGATGTTACTTGTAGCAATTGGTCCGATAATAGGAATAGTTGGTAGTGCGATATCAATATTTGGGAAATTAAAATTGGTGTTTGTGGCAGTCAGAGGATTTATGATGGCTTCATTATTACCGACACTCGGGACTTTATTTACAACAATAGGTGGCGCATTAGTGGCTGCAGCACCATTCCTTGCAGCAGGTGCAGCAATAATTGGTATCGGTGTATTGATATATAAGAACTGGGACAAGATAGTTGCAGGAGCAAAGCAATTATGGGCAAATATCAAGCAAATCTGGGCGAGAGTAGTTGGGGTAGTACAATCTGCAGCACAATCAATCAAATCTGCTTGGAGCAGTGCTGTTTCAAGTATAAGTTCTACTGCCAGCAGAATATGGGGTATTATCACATCACCATTCCAGCGTGCTTGGGGATTTATCAAAGGTATTTTCAACAACATAAAATCTGGATTAGCAGGCGCATTCAATTTCAAAATACCAAAAATCAAGTTGCCGCATTTCAAGATATCTGGTAAGTTGTCAATAAATCCACCAAGAATACCTAAGCTAGGAATTAGTTGGTACAAGAATGGTGGTATGTTTGATAATCCAACGTTAGCTGGTCTTGGTGAGGCAGGAAAAGAAGCAGTTGTACCATTCAGCGGTATTTCATCCAGACGTATCGGTGAAGCAATTGCAGGTATGATACCAACAAATCAGCTTGCAGGAGGTGTAGGTGAAACAAATATCGTTGTTAATCTGAATGGATATAATAAATCTCCACAGGAACTAGCAAAAGAAATTTCAAGAATACAGTACAGGATGGTAAATCAGAAAAACCGCACTAGAGGGAGGTAATATATGTTCCTATTTAATAGCGACGAAGAATTAGAGGCAGTGGTTCAAGATAAGGACATTATATCTGCCATACACACAGAAAAATTGACAGGAGAGAACTTCTTGGAGATAGAAGTTCCTTCTTGGGTTGATGCGTCAGAGGGTAAGCATTTCGGATTCATTGACCTAGACGATGATTTACAACTTTTTGAGATAAAAGAAATTAATGAAGAAGACACCATAGGGACACAAATCAAGACTTGTTATTGTGAGCACGTATATTATGAAATGCGTGACAACGTGATTGAGGACAAACGAAGTTATCAGACAACCGCATTGCTGGCACTTGATGATGCATTATCACCGACAGATTGCAGATGGCAGATTGGTGATTGTGACATACTCAGTCTGAAATCAACGAACTTTTATTACCAGAGTTCACTCGAAGCACTGCAAGATATCCGTGAGAGATGGACGTATATAGATAGCTATGGCAAGACCACAAAAGGGAGACTGAAATACCGTCTTGCATTCTCTGGTTCAGAGATAACAGCCAGATATGTTGATTTCGAGAAACTAAGCGAGGAATGGACAGGAAAACGATTCGTAGCAGGTAAAGATATTGAGTCAATGAATAGGATAGCAGATACAAATAATTTATTGACTGCTTGTTATGGTAGAGGAAAAGGAGAGGAAATTCTAAACAATAGTAATGATGGTTCACCACAAGCTGGCAGTTCAACTTATGGAAGAAGAACGACATTTGCAGATGTTATATGGGGTGGCTCTAATCAGCTTGAGAATGGAGACTTTGAGACTGGAGACTTAACTGGTTGGACTGGTGATTCAGCACCGATAGTTACGACACCTGCACCGTTCAAAGGTGAATATTGTGCACAGATATATGATTATGGAACAGACACGACATACACAATAACCAGTGATGCGGTATACGATTATCCGTATGACACTGAATACAATTGCTCTGCTTGGATTTATACTCCATCAGGAGCAGGAAGGGTATCAGGATTCTTAGTTGTCGATTGGTATTCAGACGCTACATTCAGAGAAAACCATTCAGTGAAATTTGAAGCAGTTGGAGAACAATGGACGAAAATAGATTTGCTGCAGCAGGACGGAACCAGATTCAAATCGTACACGTCTGGGGCAGATATGTATGCCAAAGTGACACTTACAGTAGAATCAGGTGCAGCAAAAGACCTGTTCTTTGACAATGTTAGATTCGGCGATACAGTCACAAAACCTTCTGGTCAAGAATGGATTGAGGATTCCATAGCAAAAGGAATTTGGGGTCGTGCAGGTGGAACTAAAAACCGTATGGGGATATACACTAATGAAGAACAAACAGACCCAGAAGCACTCCTGCAAGAAACTTGGCAATATCTGCAGGATAATAATGAGCCTAGATTAAGTTATGAAATCAGTGTGGCAGACCTAGAAACAAAATATCCACACGAAGCTGTAAGATTGGGTGATGTTGTTTATGTTTTAGATGAGAATTTCGAAACACCAATTGAGGTAACAGCAAGGGTAATAGGAATAAATCGCAATCTTATTCGCCCAGAAGACACAGAAATCGAGATTGGCAATTTCGTAAATGATGCAGCAGACGTAATGAAGAAACAACAAGATATCGAACGCAAGATATCAGAGCGTGAAGCAGTCTGGGACAGAGGAACCGCATTTGAATCATCAAATGGCGCCACGAGAATCCGTATGATTGAAGCCGAAGAGGGTGAATATCAATCTTATATCAAATACGAGGATGATAGCACGCCACCAAATTTGGTTGGGTATTTCTCTCCAAACGAGTTTTCGTACAAGAAAATTAGAGCAGACGAATATGTCGGTCAGAACATCATCAATGTTGTCAGAGAGAAAATCACGTTTTATGTTGATTCTGATGCAGGTGATGATAATAATGATGGCTCAATTTCAAGTCCATTCAGGACAATGAACCGTCTGTTATCTGAAGGCACATTGCCAAGATTATTGCTGAATGATGTAGACTTGTATATTTTGGATGACAGTGACGGAAGCACACCATACAATGAACACGTTGAATTCATCGGATTCATTGGTCCAGGGCAAATCAATATGTATATCCACAGCAAAGTCATTCTCAATGGTTCGCTTGCGTTCCGTGGTTGCTCTGCCAAGATAAGTGTATATGGTGATTATGATGAAGACCCGACGTATTGGTCTCACATTAATTGTACATCATCAGAGTTGTCACCTATCCGTGTCGATTCTTGTCAGCGTGTGTACTTTCACTGGTTATGGGTTAATGTTGATGACAGAACAGAATTAGGAGCGTACATCCAGGCTTCAAAAGTTGTTCTTGACGATTGTGTTATTGAAAACGTCAATTCAGATGCTTCTGCTGCAGCAATTGCGGCTGCATTCCTCGGTGAAGTATATGTCAATGATTGCCAAGGAGATAACCCAAATGGATATTCATTATCTGTTGCAGAAGGGGGCAAGATTTCTGTCAAGGGGTCTAGACCAAATGCTGGTCAGGGCGCAGCAAACTATGTTCCTTATTGCTTATTGGATTCAGGTGGAATGATTCTTCCATCAGCGCAGGATGGTCTTACGCCAGTATCTGGTGCAGCAAGTCCAGGAACCGCACCATCAGTAACAGCACAGACAGAATTCACTTGCACAGCTAGCGATTCAAGTACTTATGAATATAAATATTCAAGATATAGAACAGAAACACATTTATATCAGGGGAGTTGGGAATCAGGAAACAGGGCAGGAGTGATTTTGTTCAATGGGTCAGGAGAGACATTTACGGATGTCAGGACTGCAGCAACAACAATCAAGTCGGCAAAGATGACTATCAGACGTAAATCAAGTGGTGGATACTCTTCCGCAAGGGCACTTCATTTGTATGGGTTGTCAAGCACGACATTTGTAGACCCACCGTCACCGACAGCAGGAGTAAATCTGGGTCAAGTAGCAACGATACGTTGGGGAGAGGAATTAACATTCTCAATGCCACAAGCATTCCTGACAGGAGTTGCAGCAGGAACAATCAAATCGTTGTGTATGTATGATTTGAGCGGAGAACCATTTATGCTGTTTGATGGGTATGATGAATTTGATATCACAG